ATGCTTGGACTGAGTGCTAACCTTAACTATTACCTGTTTAACGGTAATGTTGATTTGCGGAAAGGCATTTTCCGTCTGTGTGAGAGTATAAGGGAAGAAATGTCCCTTGACCCGAGCGATGCGTCCAATGTATATATGTTCATGTCCCGGAACCGAAAGGTTGTGAAGATACTTCATTACGAACGCGGTTTTTATGTGCTTTACGAAAAACGTCCTGTTATGGGCAAATTCAAGAAACCTGTATTTGATGAAGTCTCCAGGTGCTACCGGATACAGTGGTCGGACATGGCTTATCTTACGGAAAGCATTGTAGTTGACAAGATGTACGTTAGTCCGAAAGGCTAATATTAACATACTGATTATCAACAGGATAGTATAAAAAATAAACGGTAAAAAGTTTGCGTAAGTGCCTGATTTTTCGTACCTTTATATCATGATTGATGAAAGAGCATACGAGTTACTTTGCTGCCAGCTGGGTCTGGCGAATGAGGAAAAGGCAGGTCTTCGCAAACAGAATAAAGAATTGATTGCGAGGCTTGAGTCTATTGAAGAATCCAACAGGGAGAACTCTAAAAATCTGATAGATACCATCAATGATCTCAAAGATACCATCGAAAAGCAGTCAACCACGGTTGAACATTACAGGAAAGAAATGGAACTTATGAGAAAGCAGCTTGAAGCAAAGGATGAGGTGAACAGGATGCTGGCAAACGAGATCTCCAATCTCAGACTTCAGCTTGAGGACAGCAGGAAACACCGTTTCGGCCGTACTTCCGAGCAAAGAAGGCTGTTGAACAACCGTAATCTCGACAAGTCCGCTCTGGAACAATCCGAGTATGACGGTTCTGACAGGAAGGATGATAATAATAAGACCGATGATAACGAAACCGGCAGCAATACCTCTTCCGGCAACATACCTGCCCAGAACAGCAAACCTTCAAGGAGAAAGGAAACCGCACCACGTGCCGGGAAAACAAAATTGAAAGTTGACAAGGTGGTAGTACATGAAGTGGACGAGTATTACACGCTTCCAGAAGGGGGACGGTTTATGAACCGCAACGGTATGCCTGATGTGTGGGAATACAGGGTCATAGAACATGTAAGGGCTTATAACGTGGAGCATGTTTACAAGGTGGCAAGGGTAAAGCTTGCGGACGGCACTTTCACAAGCACCATGGAACATCCGCTGAAAAACCTTGGAGGTATCTTCTCTCCTGAACTGCTTGCCCGTCTGCTTTGTCTGAAATATGACTTCAGCATGCCTGAGAACAGACAGATAAGACTGCTTGCAAGAGAGGGTATCCACATAAGCAATACCACGCTGAACAGCTATATCCATAACGGAATCGCCAAACTAAGGGAGTTCATGGAAGATGTCTTCAAGGAGTTTGTACAGAGAGCTAATTACCTTATGGTTGATGAGACTACTGAGCTTGTTGGAGTGGAAACAAAGGAAGGTAAGGCTTACAGGAGAAAGTACTTATGGGCTTTCTTTGCCAAGCATATTAAGATGGTCTATTATCACTATAATAACGGCAGCAGGTCGTCCGATGCGGCAAAATCATTCCTGGAATATTTTATGGGAACCATATCCACTGACGGATATACGGTTTACAGGATGTTTGACGGAGACGACTCAAAGGTGCTTCATATAGGATGCTGGACGCATTGTAGAAGGTTGTGGGTTGATGCCCTGCCTTCAGACAGAACAGCGATGGACATAATAGATCCTATCGGTGAGATGTTCAGAAATGAAGACCTGTTCCGTATGATGAAACTCAGCGGTGAGCAGATTAAGGAAAGAAGGCTTAAGCTAACAGGACCGATTCTTGAACGTATCCATCATAAGGTGGTCATTATGATGCAGGATGCGAAGATTATGGCTAACGAACTGATGAGAAAGGCCGTGAACTATACGATAAACCAGTGGAAATCCTTGAGAAATATCCTCAAGGACGGTTCAGCAGAAATCTCGAACAACCTCTGTGAGCAAAGGATGAAACCTGTAAAGCTGCTGCTCAAGAACTGTATGAACGTTGGCAGTGAGGATGCGGCAGAAAACTCTGCATTCACCTTCTCTCTGATAGAAAGCTGTAAGTTGAACGGCATAGACCCTCAGAATTACCTGAAACACTTGTTTGAATGTATTCTTCATGGTAAGGACTGCGACAAGAAGGCTCTTCTGCCATGTTTCTATAAACCGGAATGTTAAAACAAAAATATTTTCTTACGGGCATTTTTATTTTATCGGCTGAAAGACAGCCGATAAAATTGGCGTGGCGGAAAATAGTATGGTTACTGATCCCCGGAACTATCGTATCCATGGGGACGAAAACAAGCGGCTTATCCACAAAAGCCTTGTTGAATGTGGAGCTGGTCGGTCCGTATTGGCCGACCGTGATAATGTGTTAATCGCTGGAAACGGCGTCTATGAAGAAGCTCAAAAGTTAGGTCTCAAAGTGCGTGTTGTAGAGTCTGACGGTACCGAGCTTATTGTTATTAAACGCAAAGACTTATCTACGGAAGATGAAAAGAGAAAACTGCTGGCCTTAGCGGACAATCATACTTCCGATACTTCTGAATTCGATTGGAAGTTAGTGATAGAAAACTTCTCGCCTGATGTATTGAATGATTGGGAGTTTTCAGTAGACGAGATCGAACTTTCGACTGATATCCCTAATTCTGACGATGAGAAAGATAATAATCTTTATACAAAAAAAATAGTATCTCCAATCTATACACCGACTGGCAATAAACCTGCAATATCAGAACTCTATAATCTTGAAACTTACAATTGTCTGATGAAACAAATTCAGGAGTGTAATTTAGACAAGCAGACTAAAGATTTTCTTCAGATTGCAGCTTCAAGGCACATTGTTTTCGATTATGGAAAAATTGCTGAATTTTATGCTCATTCAAACAACATCATTCAAAATTTAATGGAAAATTCAGCTCTTGTCATTATAGATTTTAATAAAGCTATTGAACTAGGATATGTTTGTTTAAAGAAAGAATTGTCAGACTCATATTTGGAGGATTATAGCAATGATGAAAAATAATTGCTTCGTTGCATTGATACTTACACATGGGCGTCCAGACAATGTACATACAGTAAAAACATTACGGAAATGTGGCTATACAGGTGATATTATCATAGTATTAGATAATGAAGATCTGAAGATAGATCGTTATCGCAAAAACTACGAAAACATATATGTATTCGACAAACAAGAAATAGCATCAGAAACAGATGAGGGTGATAACTTCAATGATCGTCGAGCTATTATTTATGCGAGAAATGCTTCTTTTGAAATAGCAAAAGAAAAAGGCTACCAATATTTTATTGAGTTAGATGATGATTATACGGAATTCTCATACACTTATAATCAATATGGTGAAATGAAGCAGAAAAACATTATCAATCTTGATAAAGTACTTGATGCTCTAATTGATTTCAAAAATAAAACAGGTGCTTTAGCTGTTGCATTAGCTCAAAGAGGAGATTTTATCGGAGGAAAGCAGAATAATATAGTTCGTGGTGAATTACTTAAACGGAAAGCAATGAACTCATTTATTTGTGATACAAACATGCCTTTTAAGTTTTTTGGTAAAATTAATGAAGATGTAAACACCTACACTTTACTAGGAAGTAGAGGAAATTTGTTTTTTCAGATTCCGCATGTTTCTTTGAATCAAGTAACAACTCAACAATCAAATGGCGGAATGACTGATATATATTTAGATAGTGGGACTTATGTTAAGTCTTTCTACACAATTATGTATGCTCCTTCTTGTACAAAGATACGCCCAATGGGAAGTGTGTATAGACGCCTACACCATAGTATTAATTGGAATAATGCTGTTCCTAAAGTAATTCCAGAGAACTGTAAAAAGTAACCCCTATTTATATTTTAATTTGAAGATTATCCAAGCTAAGGCAAGAGTTATCACAATTTGTTAGTTATTGTTAGTTTATGACAGAGAAGAAGAATCTGGCCGAGAAGAAAAAAAGAGGGCGTAAATCAGAGTACAGAATAGAGTATGCCGATCAAGCTCTAAAGCTTTGTTTGTTGGGTGCAACAGATAAAGAGCTCTCCGAATTCTTCTCTGTTTCAGAGCAGACTTTAAACAAATGGAAGAAGGATTATCCCGAATTTCTTGAGTCCCTAAAAAAAGGGAAAAATATAGCAGATGCTAACGTTGCATCGAGACTCTATAACCGTGCTATTGGGTATAACTGTAAAGCAACAAAATTTGCAACATCGAACGGGAAGATTACAGATTCGAAGGAATTTATAGAGCATTATCCTCCTGATACAACAGCCGCTATTTTCTGGTTGAAGAATCGACAGCCGGAAAAATGGCGTGACAAGAAAGAAGTAGACGCGAATGTAAACCTTGGTGATGAATTGGAATCATTGACAGACGAACAACTTCAGGCTATTATTGATGGTAAAGAAAAAGAGTGAAAGAGAAATACTGCTTAGACAAGCGAAAGCAGCAACTATACTTCGCAAGCGTGAAGCCCGGAATGATTTCTGGGCTTTCTGCTTATACTATGATCCAAAGTTCTTTGCCAAACGATTATTCTTGAAGAAAGTAGCCGAAGCGTTCATGCGTGTGTATACCTCCTATTTAGCTAATATTATCTACCGCCTTGCTGTCAGTATGCCGCCACGTGCCGGTAAGTCTTATATTTCCTCATTGTTTATAGCCTGGATGTACGGTCACTTCCCGGAAGAATCTGTAATGCGTAACTGTTGCTCTGATACTCTTTACAATAAGCTGTCATACGATACCCGTGATATTGTAAAATCTAAGCGTTACAAAGAGATATTCCCTGATATTCATCTGAAAGGTGATAAACAGAATGTGAAGAGTTGGAATGTGGAAGGCGCTCGCCAGGTATCTTATTTCGGTGGCGGTGTTGGCGGTACCGTGATCGGCTTCGGTGCGTCTATGCTCGCCATGACCGACGACTTATATAAGAGCCTGGAAGATGCGTTATCTGACAATAACAATGAAAAGGTATGGTCTTGGAAACAAGGTACGCACGACTCCCGTATTGAGGGAAGTTGTTGTATGATTGACATCGGGACCCGCTGGTCTTCTAGTGATGTCCTCGGACGTATGGAAGAAGCCGGCAAGTATAATGAAATCATCCGGATCGCAGCTCTTGATGAAAACGATGAAACTTTTTGCGCTGATGTACATACTACGGAATATTACCGGGAACTACGTTCTGAAACCGACGAAAGCATTTGGATGGCCGAATATATGCAGGAACCATTCGAAGCCAAAGGGTTACTATTCCCCAAATCGTCTCTCATGCGCTTCAAATTAGCCGATATTGCAGGAAAGAAACCTGATGGGACACTCGGAGCTTGTGATACAGCCGATAAAGGAGATGATGATTTCTGCGCACCATTCGCAAAGGTGTTCGGACCAAAATATTTCATTACCGATATTCTTTTCACAAAGGATCCTGTTGAAGTTACAGAACCGCGCCTGGCACAAATGGTAATAGATACCGAATGCGACCAGCTACGCATTGAGTCAAATAATGGTGGTCGTATCTTTGCTATCAATGTGCGTAAGCTTGTTACATCGAAAAAGAAATCGTGTGTTATACAAGCCCGGCCAACAACCCAGCACAAGGAAACACGTATCATTATGAAGGCTGGCTGGATAAAGAAACATTGCGCTTTTCTTGATGAATCAGAATACTCTAAAGGATCAGACTACGGTCGTTTCATGAAAGCGCTTACTAGTTATAAACGTGAAGGTGACAATGCACATGATGATGCACCCGACGGAATGACCATCCTTGCAGAGTTTGCGGAATCGCTTGGGCTGAAGTTAAAAACATCTACTCGTAAAGTGGGGCGTGGATAATATGGAGGTATAATTATTAAAAAATCACACCTCCATTCGTTTTTAATTAAAAGATGATTCAATAGCCCTCATTGCAGATCTAGCTTCCCTAAGTACTTTTAGATATGTTGTATATCTAAGAACATCCGTATCTTGGGAATTTAATTTAGTTACTAGAGTCAAATCTGTGTTCATTCTTGCACTAGAGTCTTTTTTTTGTATAATCTGGAATACTTCATACAATCCCTTTGTTGCATAGTCGCAAAATCTGTCTAACTGTTTAGTTAATCCTACAATTTCTTCTTTATCCATATTCTTTTGTTTTAGAGTTTACCGCAAAGTTAAGTAGAATAAATTAACTGACGTATATATTTTAAGAGAAAAGTATATGCCAGATATTAAGGACATTCTAAGAAATGAAGACTTCGGTAGCATAGTAGGTGATTTATGCGTTGATACCCGTGAAAATCGTAATCCTCGTGAGTATATGGAGGAATACAATGGAGACAGGACCCGTCGTAAAGAATCAGTTGGGTATCGGGAGCCTAAAAAGATTGCTGTATATTCAGATACAGAAGTAGAAGTTGACCCCGAAACAGGAGCCGAAAAGCCAAAGAGACTAGAAGACAAGACTGTCGATGTAGCTAAGGTCGTAACCAACCTACCTAAAAAGATCGTTCGTAATTCTGTTGCTTTTCTATTTGGTGGTGAAATGACTATCACAGCAGAAGATTCGAACGACGGGATCTGCGAGTTCAAAAAAGTCTATAAGCGAAAACTCAAGATGCAATCTGTATTGAAAGAGTTTGCTCGCAAAGTGTTGTCTGAAACCAAGGCTGCTATTGTATTCTATCCTGTTACCAAGAACGATGGAAAAAGTCAGTTGAAAGTTAAGATTCTTTCTACTCCCAAGGATAGTAATGTCGAATGTGAATTCTATCCACACTTTGATGAGGACGACGATATGGACGGTTTTCTCTATAAATACAATGCAGAAGTCAATGGCCGTACTTGCGAATGCGTGAAAATCTATACGAAAGATGTTATCTACTCCGGTATCATGGACGGTGTATGGCAAGTGAAAAAGATAAAGAATCGTTTTGGCAAGATTCCGGTAGTATATGCCGAGGTCGATTGTCCGGATTGGGAAGATGTTGCTAATTTGATTGACAAGAAAGAAATGAGACTTTCCCGGCTATCAGATACTAATGATTACTTTTCTGAACCTATACTGAAAACTTATGGTTTAGCTAACCTTCCGAGCAAAGAAACGGTTGGTAAGGAATTGAACTTCAGTATGGAGGTTGATTCAGATACTGGTACATCGTATCACGGTGATGCAGATTATCTTGCATGGCAACAATCTTGTGAATCCGTTACACTTGAACTAAACCAACTGGATGATGCAATACATTCCGGAGCTTCCAGTCCGGACTTGTCTATAAATAAACTAATGGGACTTGGCAACCTTAGCGGCACTTCACGTCGTTTTATGCTGATTGATGCAGAGATAAAAGCTACTGAACAGATGGAAATATTTGGTCCAGTTGTTCAACGAACAGTAGCAATCGTCCAAGCAGGAATGGCAAATATTACACATACAAAATATGCATCACAGCTAAATGACAACTACATTGAGGTAGAGTTTGGTAGTATTCTCCCACAGGATTTGGCGGAAGAACTCAAGAACCTTGAAACTGCTTCTCAATTCAATAGTAAAGAGACGATTATTAAAAATTCGCCCTATACAGATGATGTGGAAGCGGAACTGAATCGTAAGAAGAATGATGAGAAAGAGACTGCACAGAATAATTCACTCATAGGAGCAACTTTCTAAGCTATGCCCGGACTTTCTTTCTACGACAAACAACACATACAGAAAGTTGCTGCACAGCAGGCCGTAATAGCCAATATCTTTAATCAGTTTATACTTTCTGTTTCCCCGTATCTCCGTAAATGGTCTGATGCGGGGAAAAACAATGTATGGATAAGCAATCAGGGAATAGAGAGTGCAGTTGACCGGGAACTGCTGAATCTTGAATCAATGCTATATGCTAATATCTCTGCATTTCAAAAGGACGGTTGGGAACGAGCAGAAAGAAAGAATGATGATTTTATTTCCCAGTTCATCAAGGGAATGTCTATTTCCAGTGCAACGAAAGATGGAATGTTTACCCATAGTCTATCTGCATTTGAAGCTCTAAAAAATGATATAGACGCTAACGGATTCAAATTATCTGATAGGGTCTGGAATATTACACAGCAGACGAAATCGCAACTCGAATTCTATCTTGATAGTGGCGTAGTTGCCGGACGTAATTCAAACGGAATCAGTAGTGATATACGGCAAATTTTGCAAAATCCCCAAAAACGCTTTCGCAGGATCCGGAATGAGAAAGGCGAATTAGTTTTGTCTCAACCGATGAAAGATTACCACCCAGGACAAGGCGTTTATCGTTCTGCATATAAGAACGCTCTCCGGACATCTGCAACAACGACGAACACAGCTTACCGGAGTGCAGACTATGAACGTTGGAGCAAACAAGACTTCATATTAGGTATTGAGATACATCGCTCGGCCAATAATCGAGGACCGTGCAAGATCTGTGATGCGATGGTAGGTAAATATCCGAAAACGTTCAAGTTTACAGGCTTTCATCCTTTTTGTATCTGCTTTGCCACTCCTATCACCATGGAGCCGGAAAATTTTGCTGATTTCCTGCTGAATGACACAGTTCCGAAAGAGCAGGTTATTACAGACATTCCCCAGGGAGCAAAGGATTTCGTCATCGAGAATAAAGATGGATTGCAATCGGCTTTCTGGTACAAGGATAACTTTACCAATGATGGAGGACTACAAAGAGAAATAGTTTCCCAACCTATTACGAATGAAGTTATAAAGGTTTCTAAACCTAAACGTATCAAGACTGATTCTGAAATTGCAAATATTAAACAAAAATGGAATGAGCGAAAACTCTATAACAAAATAACCAACACAGAGAATGAAATACGCCTGAATAAAAGCTTTGAGACAGGAGTCCTATTTGACAGGAATGGTAATGTTGTAATCGATAAGCGCGGAGCCAAATATAGTGTTGCGTTTACGGATGAAGAATGTGCAAAGATGAAAGATTGCGTTTTCACACATAATCACCCAAGAGGCTGGCAAGAACCAGAAAAGAGTTTGGGACGAATAGGTAACTCATTCAGTCCGGCTGATATGTATCTTGCAATAGCTCATAATGTATCAGAAATGAGAGCTGTAACACCTAATTATACATTCGCTATGAAACGTCCCGAAGAAGGATGGGGAATTACAATTAGTAAATTCGAAAAGCTAGTGAATCGGGAGAATAACAAACTAAGAGTAGAGTTTACTGCTAGAATCAATAATAATACACTATCCCCAACAATGGCTTCAGTGGTCCATTATCATATATTATGGAAACGGATATCTGAAAAAATGGGATGGAATTATACAAAAGCGAAAACTCGTTAATTGGATTCTTTTAGGAAGACGAACTCCCCTTTTTGGTCGCTTTCTCTTTTGTCATGTACCTGTGAACCATCAAGGTACTTAACAGGAATGCCATTAGGGTATGCCGGGCATTTTAATTTATCAAAATTAAAATGCTTGCATTGTGTACACTTAGATATATACACATTGTAATATTCGTGTCTATCTTCTATATAATCCATTTTATACTTTGACATAATTACAAATATATGCATTTGATTCTGAAATAAAATATATAAGCAGGAAAAATTTATTCCCCTTATATTTTAATAGAAAATCGTTATGACAATCATTGATGCTATTAAAAAGGGCTTGAAAGCCGCAGGTGTAAACGAAAAGTACGCTGTAAAGGTTCAGAAACTCTTCAAAATCGAAAAGGAGGAGGATATTGATACTTATATTGCCTTGTTCAAAGACAATATTCTTCCTGATCTTGAAAGCACATCCGCAATAGAAAAAGCAAAAAAGGATGCTATTGCCGAGTATGAAAAGAACAATGGTTTAAAGGATGGTAAACCTATCAAGTCGGCTAAAAAGACTAAGAAAACAGTAAAATCCGATGACGATGATGAAGAAGACGATGATGAAGACTTCGAAGATTTGCCCGCATCTGTAGTTAAGCTATTGAAAGCCCAACAGAAGCAAATCTCCGAGTTGACCGCATCGGTATCTTCTGTCGTATCAACAGTCACAACTTCCACGAAACAGGCATCAGCCAGAACACTATTTGCAGATGCAAAACTGCCTGAAAAGTGGTTTAACCGTATTGATGTCAATTCTGAAACTTCTGTTGAAGATCAGATTAAAGAGTTGCAAGAAGAATACGCTGAAATCAGACAGTCAGTAATAGATGATGAGGTTGCCGGTGGTGATTACAAGCCTAATTCCTACAAGCCCAAAGAACGTTCAGAGAAAGAATGGCTGGAACTAATGGAGGACGAGGAAGGTGTTAATAACGGGACTGCCAGCCTTGGACTTGAAGAATAATAATTAATAATTAAAAGCTATGTTCAGAAAAAAGCAAAGTGAATTTCAGTATGCCCCCGGAATCGAAAAGATTATCGAGGACATTCAGGGCGGTGGAACTATTGCCCGTGCGGAACTGAAGGGAATCATTGATGAACTTCCTCCGCTTGTTATGGTGGGTAAGGACACTAACGGTCTTTATCATATTGTTAAGACTGGAAGAGTTACGGCTGTAGCTGCTGCCGATGCGGTAGCTATTCAGGTAGCAAAGAATCATGTGTTTAAAGTTGGGGAAGCGGTTACAATCGGCGGTGCTTTAACTGGAGCTTCCGATGTAATCTCCGCAATCGACAAGACCGCCCCGGCCTATGACACAATAACTCTTGCTGGTCCGATTGGGGCTGTGAAAGTAGATGATGTGTTAGTACTTGTAACTGCTAAAGCTGCTGCCAAAGCTGCAAAGTTCAAGTATACCCCGGAGGTTATCACCATGAACAAGGTTGATGTGACCGTAGCTAACCAGCAGTCAGGTCTCTTGGTGCGTGGTACTGTTAATGAAGCAGTAATGCCCTACCCTGTTGATGATGCTATTAAAGCGTTGCTTCATTTTATCCGTTTTATGTAATCCATTAATTCATAACTATATATGGAAAGAAGTTTAATTAAACAAGTGAACCGTAAGAATATGGGCGCCCGCCTTAACTCGCGTAAGGTTAAGCCGGTGTTTTTCCCTAATTTCTTCGGTGTAAAGCAGAAGAACTCTCTGAAATGGGAGACTCTTACAGGTGAGAAAGGTGCACCAGTTATCGCTGACGTTATTTCATTCGATTCTTCCGCACCTCAAAAGAAACGTGAAGTTATCGGTAAGATGTCAGGTGATATTCCTAAGACTGCTGTAAAACGCGGTATGAACGAAAGTGATTGGAATGAATACCAGCAACTTAGCAGGGATTGTGAAGGTGATTCGGATTTGAAATCTATTCTTGACCTTGCGTTCAAAGATCAGGATTTTGTATATAATGCTGTTCGCGGTCGTTTTGAATGGTGGTGTATGCAGTTGATGTCCAAAGGTGGATTCGTTCTCAATTCAAGCAATAACAATGGTATTGTTACCGAAGAATTTGTAGGCTGTGGTATGCCTAATGAAAACAAGAAAGTTGCTGCTGTGGATTGGTCTAAGTCTACAACGGCCGACGGCTTGCAGGATATTGAAGATACCGTAGTTGCCGCTTCTGCCGAAGGTGTTACTATCAAATATGTAGTGATGCGCAAAGATAGATTTGCTCTATTGAAGAAACAGAAGGCAGTTATCGAAAAGGTTAGGGGCTGGATTAATCAGAAAGAAAAGCTGACTATCTCCAAGAAAGTTATCAATGAGTATCTTGCTGCCCAAGAGAATACGGAAGGTGTTCAGATCGTTCTTGTAAGTCCATCCGTTCGTATTGAGAATGCCGCTCATCAACGTACTACAGTAAATCCATGGGAAGCTGCCAATATTTGTTTCTTGGAAGATTTGCAGTGTGGCGACGTTCAGCATGGACCTATTGCAGCAGAACACTCTGTCGAGTACAAGAAGAAAGCTTCCACGCTGAAAAAAGACTTTGTTTTTATCAGCAAGTGGTCTGAACTGGAACCGTTCAAAGAGTGGACTAAAGCGGAAGCTAACGCAATTCCAGTAATCAATGACCCTGATGCAATGTACATCATGAAAACTGATGGCCAGGCATGGACGGAAGGTGAAGATACTGAAAAAACAGACGAAGAGGGTTATTAATCATCTATTATGGCAACAATCAGAGAAACAATACTAGAATATCCCTCCATTGAGGATATGAAAGGCTTCTTGGATAAGGTAGTCTTCGTTAAGCGGGGTATCAACTCCGAAGCAGAATGTACTGCTGAAAGCATGAAGCAAGTCGGTCTTTGTGTCGCTGATACGTACGCCATGTTAGTAAACTCACAGGATTTCAGTGAGAATAAGCTTTCTATCACTCATCCCCGTTCTTTCTATGTCCAGACTGCAAAACAACTGTATATAGAAAACGGGGAGCCGGAGAAAGCCGGTAAACTCGGGAAACGAATCATTATCAAAGGAAAGGCTGGTAACAGATGGTAAAACGATATCCACATACAGCGATAGTCACTATCGACGTTAACGGAAAGACAGTAAACGGTGAATGGGTTCCGGGGAAACCGATTGAAATATCCGTTCCCGGACGTTATGATCCTGTAAGTGATGGTACTGTTGTCTATAAACGTAATTCGGCTGGTGATGAAGCGCAAGTGCATGGTTATTTCTATACCAAAATTCAGCCTCAATCAGGTAGTAAGTTTTTGCGTTTGAAAGTCGCTTCCAAAGGTATTGACGTACCGATTATCTGTTGGGAACCTTATCAATCACATTCAATTATTAACGTATGAGAAACGGCATGACTCCCCTATTCACCTTTGATGAAATGGAACGTTGGTTTGAACACTTTCAAAGCAAAGCGGAAGACAAGATGCTTGTTTTCCTGCAAGCTGGAGGTGAAAAGTTTATCGAAGTGGCTCGTCGGAGTGGTTCATATAAAGACCAGACAGGTAACCTTCGAAGCTCTATTGGATATATAATTGCGAAAAACGGAAAAGTGGTTGCAGAGAACTTTACCGAAAGTGAAAAAGGAACTGATAAGACAACCGGTAAGTATAAAGGGCGTAGGCTTGCAGAAGAAGTATCTCTGTCTCATTCCGGTGGTTACGTGTTGGTTGGTGTTGCAGGAATGGAATACGCGGCATCCGTAGAAGCTAAAGGGTATGAAGTAGTTTCAGGAGCTAATACGCAATGTGAGAAATATCTAAGAGATACATTGAAATCTGTTTTTAGAAAGATTTGATTATGGATGAATTCGACGCTGTAGATATAGTCTACGATGCTGTGATTACTGCAAAAACTAATGTTATGATTTACAAAGATGCATCGGAATCGGGTGTTACTAATGAACATATCGTTATCAATCACCTGCAATTGAATGAGCTCGACTTCATTAATAAAGTACCTGTTAACGTCAATATCTTTGTCCCCTTGAATGAAAACGGCATGCCCCGACGTCAGCGCATGAAGGAACTTAGGCGTAAGGTAAGGAAATCGCTTGATTCAATCAATAGCAATGACGGTACATGTAAAGAAGTGACAGTTCTCTGGAGTGTTCCAATGCCGGACTTCAAAGAGGGCTTTGCTTGTACAAATATTAGATTAGAAATTTTAATAGATCAATAATTATGACAGGAGAAGTAAGACCTATCGCTATGGGCGTAGGTAAAATTAAATTCGGAACAGTCGGTGACGGTGTTCCAGGAGCGGACCTCAAAGATTTTCCTCTTCCGACAAAAGGAAGTGTTGCATTTAACTTTGCAGATCCCAAGGAAGTGAAGATTGAAGTAGAAGGTAGTGAAGAACCCCTTTATGTTGAACTGGTGAAAGATACGACAGATTATGTTGAGTTCTCCATCCCTACTCCATCCAATGAAGTCCTTAAAGAACTGGCAGGCGGTGAAGTAGATACAACAGGAGGAAAAAATATCTGGAAAAAGCCTCTTAGTACTCCTTCTATCTCTAAAACGTTCCAGTGTGAAACATTACCTAAAGACGGTAAGAAGGTCGTTTATACCATCGTAAATGGCAAGATCGCCTCAAAGATTTCACAGGCTCCCGGATCAGAGCAAGCAGAGTTGTTGCTTGTTCGTGTATATATGCAAGCTGCTGTTACTGCAGACGGTAAGAGACAGACCGCTTTCATGCGCGAAGTAGTTACTATTGCCGGAGGCGGAGAAGCCCCAGCGAATGCTGCGAATGTCGAAGGCGGAGAAGCTGCTCCAAGTGCAGCTAAGAAATAACTAATTGGATTCCTGTATAGCTTAGTTGGTAAAAGCGCTACATTGGTTATGTAGATACCGGCGGTTCGAATCCGCCTGCAGGAGCAAACTTTTGAAGAATGGAGCCGAAAGTATTGAAAGTTAGTCGCGAATAACTGAATGTATTGCCTGGAAGTACAACGGGCTAGGCTCCTTGAGGAAATTATGAGTATAAAGAACTTATTTCAGCAAGAATCGGAATCCGTAACGGAGCAGCCTGTCAAGATTCCATTTGATTTTACTAACCGAGATTCTATTCCGAAAGGAAAGGATCCCGGTGATTGTATTGTAATAAAGCCTATCACTGTCCGGACATGGTTTAGAATTCGTCCACTTCTCCTTGAAATTGAAAAAGAAGATATTGATAAAATGATTGTTAAAGATGGTGAGCTGAATGCTGATTTTCCAGAATTGATGAATAAATATGGAGGACTACTTCTCGATGTCGTTTGCCTGGGCATTCATAACAAGCCAAGTGATCCGCCGGCATGGTTTAAAAACGCCCTCATTGACAATACGACATGGGAGGATATACGCATATTATTCAATGCAATCATATATCGCATAGGGTACCACCCTTTTTGTACCTCTATCACGATGCTTCGGAACGTGAGCCCGCTACGAGAGACGGAGATAATAGCCGCTCGGAAGAATCTGCAAAGCTGGAAGGATATAACCAAAGTAGATTCTTAGTTATTGCAAAGGAAGCTCTAGGATTAACGTTTAATCAAACGTTGGATAGTAGCTATGGATTAATAGAGATATTACTTCAGGAGTACTCATTTGTGATGAGACAGCGTAATAAGATGACTGACGAAGACGGAAATGTTGAAGGACGAGATTATGAGTGGGTAGAACTTCCGTCTTTTGATGACCCTAGTAAGACAGTCAGGATAAAGAAATATAACGATATTGCTGGAAAGGTCAAACGATAAGGTAATTTGCCATTGTGTTTATATATTAGGTTAACTGTTTTTTTATTAAATTGGTTTAGAGTATGTTTTCTAGTCCCTTGTATCTGTGAAGATATGGGGGATTATTTTTTAATCTCCTGAAGCTTCTGATTGAGAGATGCATTATCCCGCTGTAGATTCTCAATCAATCTTTTCTGATAAGCGAGCATCCCTTCAATTCTTCCTTCATCCTTGCCCTTCTTGTAAGCAGCATTGATTTCTTCTTCTGTGTAGTTCCTTTTATTCGCTACAGATACGTTCTCATTTTCCTTGGTCATGGCGCTAATGAATAGTAATTTATATATTATAGAAAAAGGCTATCTCTCCCCTATTCTTTCCGACCAAGGAACATAATCTATTGCAACGCATTAGGATTATGTAGCAAAGGGAATTGATAGCCTATATTGTGATATAGTAGGCGAATCAACTCCCTAATACGTTGAAATAAAAATCGTTCCTTGGTCTTAGAACACTGCAAAGATGCTTATTCTTCTCGAAATAGCCAAATTTTACCTCCTCTTTATATTTTAAGAATAAATGCTATATGGGTATTCAGAATAAAGATGGTGCGTTATATTTCGCTACAGGTATAGATAATTCAGGGCTATATTCCGGGCGTCAAGAAGCGATGGGAATCATAAAGGCAATGGCCGGTGAAATTACCGCTTTTGATGTATTCGGAGGGATTGGCATTAGTGCGGGGATCGCTTTTACTCAAGCAGCCAAAGAAGCATATAACTTCGAAAAGCAGTTCCAGCAAAGCATGAAAGAAGTTGCAACACTTTCAAGCGGAATAAAAGGCAGTCTTACCGATTTCATGAATAGTGCTATCGATATGACTAGAGAGGTTCCAGTTGGAGCCGTAGAATCAGCTAAAGCACTATATCAGATTGTATCTGCAGGACATGATGGAGCGGATGCTATGAATATTCTAAAAGTATCTGCTAAGGCTGCTATCGGTGGCGTTACAGAAACGGCTACTTCGGCAGATGCTATCACTACAATTCTTAATGCGTATAAAAAAGGAGCTTCCGAAGCAGAATCTGTTTCTGATATGTTATTTACCACAGCCAAGTTTGGTAAGACTACAATGGGAGAACTTGGAAAGAGTATTGCTCAAGCTGCTCCTATTGCCTCGTCCTTTGGCATTGATATCGAAGACGTGCTAGCAGCTGTCGTATCAATAACTAAACAAGGAGTTCCAACAGCCGAAGCTATGACTAAAATACGTGCGGCAATTATGGGAACGGCTAACCATTTAGGTGATGCAGCCTTTTCCGGACGTTCTTTCCAAGAAGCATTACAGCTCATCTATAACGAAGCAAATGGAAGTACCACAAAAATGAAAGAGTTATTAGGTACTGACGAAGCTTTACAAGCCGCCCTAATGATAACCGGACAGAATGCAGTAGGTGCTGCGTCCGATCTGGATCAAATGAAAAATGCAACAGGTGCAGCAGAAGCTGCTTTCAAAGAAATGTCTTCATCAACCGAGAATCAAATGAAGCTTCTTAGTAATAATATAACAGCAGCCCTTCGCCCGTTAGGACAGGAAATTTTGAAAGAGATATCCAGTGCGGCACAATCAATGAATGAAGCCTTTGCCGATGGAAGCGCTCAAGAAGCATTAAAAAATATAGGAGCTTTGATCGTTGTCGTTACGACGGCTCTTGCTGGATATAAAGGAAGTATTCTGGCTATAAGTACTGCTAAACAAACTTATGTAACAGTGACAGCGCTTGTTAATAAACAGCGTGCTATTGAAGCCGCAGATTTAGTCCTAAAGAAAGGCTTGTACGCTATTGAGGCAACAATGATTGCAAAGAATACATCTTCTCGAATCTTATTGACAAAAGCTCTCAAAGCTCAAACTATTGCACAACTAAAAAATGCTGCTGCAATGTTAACTAATCCTTATGTATTAGCTGCAGCTGCTTTTGCTGGACTTGGATATGCCGTTTATAAGTGTGCTACCGCTGAAACTGAAGCAGAAAGGGTACAAAAGAGATATAATAAAGTTGTAGAGGAACAAACTCAACAATTGGACGAGTTGAAAAATAAAACAAATAGCCTAGTTTCTATTGTTCAGGATGAAAATTCAACACAATATGACAAAGTTAAAGCATATAAGCAACTTCAAGCTCTAATGCCAACCGTCTTCTCCAATATGGATATTGAGACATTGAAACTTATGGATCATCTCTCTTTGAATAAACAAATTAATAATGAAATAAATAGAAGAGAAAGAATTGGGGCAAAGACCAATCTTGTATTAGCCCAAAATAAACTTAATTCCATAAATTCACGTCTTGACAAAACAAGCAAAGAACAGGCTGAATCTCCTAGTGGACAAAAGGCCGCCGTTATTCAAAAAATTCAAGAGGAAAAGAGAATAGCAGAAGAAGAACTAAAAATTGCCCAAAAACGTGTTGATGAAATTCTTAGTATTCAAAAAGAAGCAGAAGAGAAATCAAAGCCTAAAGAGTTAAAAATAATCTCCCTTCAAAGTAATATCGATACATTAAAAGCTGAAATTTCGGAGCTTCAATCACTCGTAGATAAGGAACAAGAAGAAAATAACGGCTGGTCTCCAAACGCATGGTTACTTAAAGCAAAAAAAGGTCAGCTTTCCACCAAAGAAAAGGAAATAAAGTCTTTACAAGGCAGTGGGATCAGCAAAAAGGTAGAGACTAAAACAGATAAAGCCTTTTGGACAAAGCAAAAAGAAGATGCGACGAAAGCACTAGATTCAATCGCTTCGTCTCAAAGGAAGTTGATGGACGCAGGGAACTTCAAAGGAATAGATTCTGCTGTGGTGAAATCCTATAAAGAAAACGCCAAGAAGTTGAAAGAAGCCGAAAAAGAATTGAAAGTCTATGATTCATCTTCCAAGAAGGATGACCAAGCGAAAAAGCTGCGTGAAGAACAGGAGAAATATAAACTCCTGCTAGATAAGCAGAATAGAGAGCAACAGCGTATGAAAGAAGACTCTGCAAACCAACTAGAGCAGCTTGAAATAAATAAGCTTAAAGAGAGCAGTGAAAAGGTTCTAAAACAAAGGGAGCTCAATCATAAACTAGAATTACAGGCTATCGATCGCGAAGCTGAAAACAAAAAGTTAAAAGTGATTGAAGATGCTCGTTCCGCCTTTGATGCTAATCCTGAAAATAAAGATAAAATCTTCAATGCAGAAAAATATGTCAAGTCAGAGCCGATAATTAAAAGATTTGCCGAAATTGATAATGATACTCAAAAAGCAAAGGAAGTTACAAATACTAAATATAATCGTGGAGATGATTTATCCGAACTGTTGAATCAGTATCAGGATTATACAGATCAACGTCTTGCAATTGAGAGAAAGTTCAATGAAGATATTGCTACCCTGCAGGAACAACGAAAACAAGCAGTAAAGAATGGAGATACAGATCAAGTAGAACAGATTGATCGTTCCATAGCCCAGGCGACAAAAAACAAGGGAATGGAATTGATGGGCCTGGATTACGATAAGTTGAAAGAGTCTCCGGAGTATGTTCGTGCATTTGAAAATCTGAAAGAAACGTCTTCTGAAACTCTTAATTCTCTGCTGACTCAATTAGAGAATGCAAAGAGTACGGCTGCCAAAGTTCTTTCTCCGGACCAGCTTCGCGAATATACTAGTACTATTCAATCAATTATGGATGAATTGGATTCACGTAACCCGTTTCAATCATTATCTGACAAGAAGAAAGAACTAGCAGAAGCAGAGGAAGAGTTAGCTAATGCGCAAATTGAATTAGAAAATGCTAAACAGACTCAAGAAGCTGTAAAAGGTGGTGCTAAGATTGAAAATGGTGTCAAGTCCTCTAAATTCAACGAAAAGACTGGTAAAATTGATTCCACAAAAGCTTATCTGACCGAAGCACAGGCTTTGGATAAAGTAAAAGAAAAGACTTCGAGATACAATGAGGCGAAAGATAAGGTGGTACAGAAGGATGCTAAGGTAAAGAAAGCAGAGAAAGATGTAAAAGCACAGTTAGATGAATTATCAGACGCATTAACTGATGTTGGAAAATCAATTGGTGGACCGGCTGGTGAAATTATCTCATTGATTGGTGAAATAGGGACCTTTGCATTGACTGCTATGAGTGGTGTTGAAATGGCAGCAGATACATCGGCTAACGCTATCAGTACAGTTGAGAAGGCATCTGTTATTCTTGCTGTTATTAGTGCAGTAATACAGGTAGCGACGAAGATTTTCAATATGTTCACTAAGGATGATACGACCGAGAAATATGAAAAGGCAAAAGAAACATATGAATCCTACATCAACATTCTTGATCGGGTAATTGAGAAGCAGTTAGAACTAGCAGAAACTCTTACTGGAGATACTGCAAACGCTGTTTACGAAGCTGCTATTGCTAATATTAAATTGCAAAGTGAAAATGCAAAAGTATTAGGTCGGCAGTATCTAAATTCTGGTGCTTCTGGAAAGTCACATTCAAAGGGTTATGATGAAGTAGATGATATGTCCGGTGAAGGGTGGAAACAGGCTGCAAAAGCATTAGGAATGTCTGTTGACGAGTTCAAAAAGAAGATGGGTGGTCGTATGACTGGTTTGTTCGATTTAACGGATGAACAACTTGTTAAGTTACAATCGGACGCCGGCATATTTTGGTCTCAACTAGATTCAGACACGCAGAAATTTGCCGATAAAATCGCAAATGGTGTCGGACAGGTTGCAGAGGTATTGGAACAACAAATTGCTGATACAACTCTTATTGATTATGCTTCTCTTCGTTCTGACTTTCAAGATCTACTAACAGACATGGATGCTGATAGTGCTGATTTCGCCGACAATTTCGAGGAATACATGAAGAATGCTATCGTAAATTCTATGCTTAAAGAAGAATTCATGGACAGCTTAATGGCTTGGAGAGAAAAACTTAACAATGCTATGGATGACGGTATGACTGAAGATGAGTATAATGCACTGAAGGCAGAAGGGCAACAGCTCTCTAATGAAATGAAAGCAAAACGAGATGCAATGGCAGAAATGTTCGGCTGGAATGATAACGACGATGAGCGTGAGGCATCAAAGAAAGGATTTGCTTCAATGTCGCAAGATTCAGCCAACAAACTAGATGGAAGCTTTGCTGTAGTGACTTCGCATACCTATTCTATAAATGAGGAAGTTAAGAGTATTAATTCAGGAACAGAGAAAATAGCAGAGAAACTGTCATATCTCATAAATATGGATAAGAATATGGCTGAAATGCTTCGGTGTAATGATACTATTGTTTCCTATTTATCGGATATCTCCAATTACACATCTAACCTTGTGGAAATAAGAGAGTTCATGTACGCTGTAAAGCTGGGAATAGACACGTTAAACACTAAAGGTATAACACTTAAGCGATGAAAGGGCAATTACTAATAGACAGAATAGATGCTTATATCAGTTTGGGTATATGTATTACAAAGGGAAGTTATAATAACCTGGTAGCATTTCCAGCCATGAAGGAACCGGACAAGAATGATTGGCCAGAAGAAGACGGACAGGAATTTGATCTTTCTAGTCCTACATTGGATACGGCTGAAGTAAGCATTGAGTTTGCATATATAGGCAGTTTGGGTATTGGTGGACTGATTGATATACTTTCTGACTTGAGTTATCATGAATTTTACTTTCCCTTAATCGGCAGGAGTTATAAGTTACGTCTGTCTTCCCAAAGCAACTATGTTATTAATCCGGGCCTTGAAGTTGCTAAATTTATTTTTAGTAACGACTTCCCCCGAGAAGTCGATTACGAATACCAGGAGCCCGTAAATAAGCTTCCAATGCCTAAAGGTTACGAGATTGATGACAAAGACTTATCCGATTATGGCGTAGTCGTATTGCAAGGTAGCAATGCTGAAATACTAAAGGCTCCGACGGTAAAAAAGAACCTATTACAGAATTTCAAACGTCAAGATGGAGCAATCTATGACGGTGAAGTTGTGAAATTCCAAACCAAAGAAGTATCTCTCAAATGCCTGATGCGGGCCGGGACGATTGAAACGTTCTGGCGTAATCGCGATGCCCTACTCTATGATCTCACAAAACTGTCTACTAAGACAGATAATGAAGGATATGAGTATTCCGATGCGGAACGTATATTTTATTGTGATGAATGGAGTGAAAGCTATCCCTGCTATTATAAGAGTTGTCAGACGAATGATTTCATGCTAAATAACGGTGTATGGTGGGAGTTCACTTTGAAACTCGTATTTACCAGCTTCCGGATCGGAGAAACGGAGTTCTTGCTTTCATCCGAAGCGGGCGAATTTATCATAACAGAGGACGGAGAGTTTTATATAGATTTAAATTGATTTGCTATGCCATTAAAGAAGAAAAAAATATCAGAACTGAACGAAGCCAGCGACATGAAAGGCTTCTTCACTATCGGCTACCGAGTAATCAACGGAGTTAAGACTAGCCTTAAATTTGGTTTAGAGAAGATTCAGACTGCCTTGGATAATATGCTCAAGGCTACGAGTGATGCAAAAACAGCTACTACCGATATGCGGCAATTAGAAGCAACTGTTGAAAGCAATGAATCAGCCCGTGAAACAGCCGAATCCCGTCGTAATGCTTCCGAACAATCCAGGCAGACAGCCGAAACGAATCGTTCCCGTGAAGAGCAAGCCCGGGAAGCTGCTGAATCAGTGCGTATCACTAATGAGAATGCACGTAAGACCGCTGAAACAGGACGATCTACTGCGGAAACTGCACGGGATAATGCAGAAAAGAAACGTGCTACCGCTGAAGGTACACGAGAAGCTAACGAGCAGGTTAGAAAAGATTCCGAAACAGGAAGAAGAACAGCAGAAGCCGAGAGAGTAGCTTCCGAATCAGCACGTAAATCTGCCGAAACTTCCCGTGTGTCCGAAGAAGATAAAAGAAAGACTTCCGAAACAGAACGCGTTACGGCTGAAACCGGACGTTCCTCTGCCGAGAATATAAGAAAGCAAAATGAAGATGCGCGTAAGTCGGAAGAAGCGGCCCGCGTAACTGCTGAAGGTAAACGGGTAATTGCTGAATCCGGACGTGTTGATACAGAAAATAAACGTGTCTCGGATGAACAAACACGTAAAAGCAATGAAGATGCACGTAAGACCGCTGAAACAGGTCGTTCTTCTGCTGAATCGGAACGTGTGAAGGAAGAAGATAAACGGAAAACCGCTGAAACAGGTCGTTCTACCGCTGAATCTACCCGTGTTTCTGCCGAGGATAAGCGGAAAACAGATGAAGCGACAAGAGAAACAAATGAAACCTCGCGTGTGGCTGCCGAATCTAACCGTGTTACCGTCGAATCCGAACGTGTATCTGCCGAAGCAGCCCGCAAGTCAGCGGAGACAGGCCGGGTATCAGAAGAAAACAAGAGAAAGGCTGCTGAAACTTCCCGCGCTACGGCTGAAACTTCCCGTTCGTCAGAAGAAGACAAGAGAAAGCAGAATGAAGATGAGCGTAAAACTGCGGAAGGTACTCGCGGATCAAATGAGTCTAAGCGTATAAACGCTGAAACGGAGCGTGTCGAAGCAGAGTCTCAACGCAAGTCAGAGTATGCCGGTATTGTGCAGGAAATGACGCAAGCAACAGAAGAAGCCACCGGACAGATTGCTCTTGTCAAGCAATTAACAGATGATGCGAATGCAGCTAAAAATGCATCTGTTGAGCAGACGGCTCTTGCAAAGAAAGCTACAGATGCGGCTAATACTGCGGCTGGTAGTGTTAATGCAGCTAAAGATGCGGCTAATACTGCGGCTGCAGGGGCCAATGCTGCCAAAGCTGAATCAGAAGCTCAAACCGCCTTAGCGAAGAAAGCGACAGATGAAGCAAATACAGCCAAGGATGCATCTGTTATACAAACAGGGTTAGCAAAGAAAGCCACTGACGATGCGAACGCTGCTGCATTGGCGGCTAACAATGCGGTTTCAGGAGTTGACGCAAAAGTGAAAGCTGCAGTTGATGCACTCGTTGCCGGAGCACCGGATGCTCTCGATACACTGATTGAGTTAGCGAACGCCCTGAACAATGATCCGAACTTTGCGGCTACAATGGCAACAGAGTTAGGAAAGAAGCTCAATATAGCTGATATTGTTAATAATCTGACAAGTGGAGGGACTAATAAAGTGCTTTCTGCCGAACAGGGAAAGGCATTGAAAGCAGCTCTGGATACACACAACCATGATAGCAGATATGAACTGATAATCACTAAACTTACCGCCTTTAACAAGAATTTCGGTACGACTGCCGGGACTATATGCGAGGGTAACGACGCCCGGTTAAGCAATGCAAGAACTCCGTTAGCTCACACGCATAAGAAAGCGGATATCAGCGACTTCCCAACCTCCATGCCGGCAAGCGATGTACCTGCATGGGCGAAAGCTGCAAGTAAACCTAGTTATACAGCAAGCGAAGTAGGTGCATCTCCATCTAATCACAATCATGCAGGTACATACGAACCTGCATTCACTAAAAACTCTGCCTTTAATAAGAATTTTGGTAGTGCAGAAGGAACCGTATGCGAGGGAAATGATGCCCGGTTAAGTGACACACGTGTACCGAAAGCGCATACTCACAAGAAGTCTGAAATAAGTGATTTTCCAACTTCGATGCCAGCAAGCGATGTACCTGCATGGGCGAAGGCTGCAAGTAAACCATCCTATACAGCTTCCGAAGTTGGTGCGTCTCCGTCGAATCATACTCATACAGGGGTCTATCAGCCAGCAGGAAGTTATGCAGCGAGTTCGCATAAACACGGAGCAACGGATATAACTCCTGATGGTACTCACCGCTTTGTTACTGACACGGAAAAAGAGACCTGGAACAGTAAAGCTGCGGGAAACCATAATCACGATTCAGTGTATCAAACTAAAGGTAGTTATGCTGCTTCATCACATAGTCATGATGCGACGGATATTAACCAAGATAGTACGCATAGATTTGTCACGGATTCAGAAAAGGCAAATTGGGATAGTAAGGCTGCAGGAAATCACAACCACGATTCAGTATACCAACCTAAGGGTAGTTATGCTGCAAGTTCTCATAAACATACAGCGACGGACGTTGAAGAAGATTCGACTCATCGTTTTATGACGGATGCAGAACGTACAAAACTTAGTGGAATAGCCTCCGGAGCTAATAATTACTCTCATCCGGCTTCTCATCCAGCATCAATGATTGAAGAAAGTACTACTAGAAAATTTATGACTGACGCAGAGAAAACTTTACTAAGTTCTCTCGGAACTAATGCAATTCAATCATCTGGTCAAAGTTTCGGACAAAATTCATATATTAAGTTCAATAATGGTCTATTAATCCAGTGGGGAGTAAAGGCTGGAGCTGTAGGATTCTCCTCATTATATCTACCTACAAGTTTCTATGATACGAATTATATCGTACAACTAACGGGAGTATCAGCTAATACAACAGAGATTATAGTGTATGCTCCAACATTATGTACTAAAACAATTTCTTCATTTCAAGTAGGTACAAGGTATATAGCAAGCGGAGGAGAAATAGCTTGGACAGGTTGGCAGTTTACTTGGTTTGCAATAGGACGTTGGAAACTTTAAAAATTATAAATTATGAAATATTGGAAACAAGGATTCTATGACGAATACCAGGAAGGTTCGGTAGAAATTACGGATGAATATTATCAAGAGTTACTGGCTGGTCAATCTACCGGCTTGATAATAACTGAAAGCAAAAAAGGATATCCTATTTTAGTTGTGCACGAGGCTACTATCGAAGAAACCAGATCGCAAAAACTTGATGAATTACGATTGTTCGATTCATCTGAAGCAGTGAATCAGTTCAGTATAAACGGAGTATTGGGATGGTTAAACAAGTCTACACGCGTCGGGCTTATGAACTCAATCAATATTGAGAAAGAAGCCGGACGATCTGAAACAAGTATCTGGATTGGTGATACAAAGTTTGTCTTATCAATCGAAAGAGCTATTGACATATTACAACAGCTAGAATTGTATGCCCTTGCGTGCTATGATACGACACAAAGGCATACGAAAGCTATTCAACAGCTAGAGACAAAAGAAGAAATTGAAGCATACAATTTCAAGACTGGTTACCCGGGAAAGCTAAGTTTCACCGGATAACCGACCGTATAATCATAGTTTTCGATTTCCTCAATTGTCTGCAATGATCTAACTGCTGCGATGTGAGATTGTGTCACATTGTAGCAGTTTAATGCATACATTTCAATCTCATTCAGCATTGATAAAGCGTCAGAAATTGGAATGATATACTTTATAGCATCATACCACAGTACTGTATCTGTTTTACCAGCTTCTTTTTCAATCGAAATTGAGTTAAATAATCCAACACGTGTACTTTTATCTAACCACATGCTTTTACCTAATAAATCAAAAGAATTGACATTAGTCGATTTGTCAAATATCTGTATTTCAGACATTTTCATTTTTCGCACTTCTTCGATGTCGTACTCATATTCTACCAATATTGGGTATCCATCCTTACTTTCAACTATCAGTAAACCGTTAGACTGCCCAGCTAATAACTGATTGTAATACTCTTCCGTAATTTCTACCGAACCTTCCTGGTATTCGTCATAGAATCCTTGTTTCCAATATTTCATAATTTATAATTTTTAAAGTTTCCAACGTCCTATTGCAAACCATGTAAAATCCCAGCTAGTCCAAACGATAGCCGGAGTTGAATTTATTCCACGGGCAAGAATTATAATATATGATTTATTCTTATTATTAGGGTCATAACCCGGAGCATACACAAATGGTTCACTTGTGACGTTTAACCCTGCAGTAAGATAAACATTGTAATTAGTATCATAGAAGCTGGTAGGAAAATACAGGCTAATTGCACCCGTTGCTCCAGCTCTTGTTCCCCATTGCATCAATAGCCCATTTGAATATTTTACATATCCATTTTTTGCTTTTTCATTCCATAGATTTTGTGATTCTAATTGTATAGCATTAGTCCCGAGAGAACTTTGCGCAAAAACGATTATAAAAAAGACTACCAATTTTCTACTAAAGTTATACATTCTTATTTCAATGTTATAATTTATTTCATAATTTCCAACGCCCAATAGCAAGCCAATCAAAAGTTTCTTGTGATAATCCAGTACTCCCTCCAGAGGCGTAATTTCTATTAATACAAAATCGGCTAACTGTTTTAGTTGAATCATCAATAGGTGATGCGGAATAAACACCACTGTCAGATGAAGGCTTGTAAACTGTTGCAAATATCTTATAACTTTTATCAAAAAATGATGTAGACATAGTTATGGTGTAGCTAACAACTGAAGAACCTGAAACTTTTCCCCATTGGATTAACAGTCCATTTGGAAACTTACAGTAACCATTCTGTCCGAGGTCCTGTGTCGTAACATTGGAAAAATCTTTCAACGCACAATTTGTTCCGAGAGAACTTTGCCAAATTACAAGCAATAAAAGTAATACCAATTTTCTACTAAATCTATCCATAATCAAATTGATGTTATAATATTTCTATTTTCAACGACCTATAGCTATCCAGTCAAATGAACGAGTACTACTTCCTACGGTTATACTATTATCTGCAAGTAGAAACTTTCGCATGACATCTACATAAGATGCTGATTTATTATACGGTAAAGCAGTATATAATGTATGTTCATTAGATACTGTCTCCATCGTAGTCACAAATTGATAGGAGGCATCATGAAAAGAAATAGGGAACCATATAGTTGCACTTCCAGCTGATGAATTAGTTAAATGCCCCCATTGAATTAGTAGGCCATCTTCATATTTTCGATAACCGTTTTGTCCCAAATTTTGCTCTTTAATTTGCGCAGATTTTGTCCCGAGAGAACTTAGGTGAATTAAACTACATTTTGAGTGATTTCTTTTAATATTTTCCATTTTGATTTATTTCGTGACAATGCTGTTGATGTTGTGTGTAATATATTATTTTATCAATGATTCGTCTATCATTTCCTTACTTTTATGCCTATTATTCAATACATTTCTATTTGACGTTTATATTTTAGGATATAATTCTAAGGACATGATAAGTTTATATAATGGTGATAAGGAAATAAAAATCGAAGTAAAGGATGAAAGCTACTCTTATGAAGCTATCATGGGAGAAGATACACTCACTTTGTATTTTTCTCATCCGGGGTATATTGAAATTCCGGTTGGCTCCTGGTGTGATTTCTACGGAAAACGGTATTCCCTCAAAAAAGACAGCAATTTCAAGAAGAACGGTGAACGTAACTTCGAATACACTCTGATTCTGGAAACTGGGAAGGCTGATGCTATGCTGTGGAAAGTACGTCATACCGTTGACAGAAGCATTAAATTCTCATATACAGCCAAGGCACATGAACACCTACGTCTACTCGTTGAGAACCTGAACCGTCGGAGTACCGGTTGGAAAGTCGGTGATTGCATTGAGGGAACGGAAAAAGTAATCAACTACAATCACACCTATATTCTTGATGCTTTCAATCAACTTGCAGAACTATATGAGACAGAATGGCAGATCACTGAAGAAACGGTTGAAGGAAAACAAATTAAGACTATCCATCTGCGTAAAGTTGAGTATAACAAGGAGAACCCTTTGAAACTGTCGTATGGTAAAGGCCACGGCTTCAAGGTCGGTGTTGGTAGGACTTCTGGGGATATACCACCCGAAATAATTTTGGTAGAAACTACAGATCGCAATATTGATTATTCTACATACGGATCTAAATACCTGTTACTTCCAAAGAATAAGACTCTTGTTTACGAAGGGAGAACGTATAAGACAGATGCGGATGGAACTTGTGTCATGCGTGCTGATAAAGAACTTACAACAGCAAAGGAAGATAGTCTGGACTGTACAGCTATTTATCCTTCCCGTGTTGGTACTGTTAGTTCTGTTATTGAAGTGAACAAGGAGAATAACTTCTTTGACTTTGTAGATAAAGACATTCCTGAAGAGTTGAATTTCGAAGATTGTCTCATAGCAGGAGAAACAATGACGGTTATTTTCCAGACTGGTATGCTTACAGGCAAGGAGTTCGAAGTAAAGTATATCCATGAAGCGAAAGACAAGAAAGAGGCACGTCGATTTGAAATTGTTCCGCAGGAAATTGATGGTATTACTATGCCAGAGCCGGAAGTCTGGCGACCGAAGGTTGGTGATACATACGCAGTGTTCGGAATGCAATTGCCGAAGGCTTATATCTGTAACGATAGCACACAAACGGGTGCGAGCTGGGAAGCTTTCAAGGAAGCTGCTAAATACCTCTATGAACATGAAGATAAAGCATTCATATTTACCGGGACATTGGACGGTATTTGGGCTAAAAAACGCTGGTTGGAGATAGGCGGAAAGATTGTGCTAGGTGGATATGTAAACTTCTCTGATACACAGTTTCATCCGGAAGGTTCTCTTATCCGGATGATTGGAATCAAACGTTTTGTGAATAATCCGTATTCACCCGAAATTGAATTGTCTAACGAACCGATAGGTACGTCTGTGTCAAGTGATCTGAACAAGATAGAAACTAACGAGGTGACAGTTATTGAGAAGCATAAGGACGCTTTACAATTCACTAAACGTCGTTTCCGTGACGCAAAGGAAACGATGTCTATGCTTGAAGATGCACTGTTGAACTTCTCCGGCTCCGTCAATCCGATAACCGTTTCAACCATGCAACTGCTTGTCGGAGACGAAAGCTTGCAATTTCGTTTTGTCAATTCAAAAACGAATCCGGTTCAGGTATCTCATAATATTACTTTCAATACAAGTACAAAGATACTGAACGCTCCGGCAGGAATCCTTCAGCATTTGACACTCGGTATTAGTTCTCTTTCTTCTTCTCATAAGGCAGATGAATACAAGTACTGGGACATGGCTAACTATGATTCTCCGGTACTCATTGACCCGGACAAAAAGTATTATCTATATGCTAAAGTTGGCAAGGAGAATCAAGCCGGAACATTCCTCTTGAGTGAAACAGCTATTAAAATGGAACAGATAGCTGGATATTATCATTTACTCACCGGAGTGCTTAACAGCGAGTATGAAGGTAGTAGAAGTTTTGTTCAGCTATACGGATTTACTGAAATTCTGCCGGGCCGCGTAACAACAGAAAGAATCCTTTCTCCGGATGGTGATACATATTTCGATCTAGTAAAAAGTGAGATCGGCGGTAACATTCAAATAAAAGCAGGTTCTTCCGGATTGGAAAATCTGTCTGAATGGGAAGCTGCTCATCAGGAAATAAAGGATGCAGCTAAAGCGGCCAAGGATACTGCTGATTCAGTGGAAGGACTTCATAATTATGTAGATGGAGCCTTCGCTGACGGAATTATAGACGAAGCAGAAGCAAAAACTATTGAAAAGTATATCAATACTGTCAACAATACCAAACAAGCTATCGAAGCAACTTACAATAAACTCTACACAAATGTTTATTTATCCGGTCCTGCAAAGATTGGTTTGCTCAATGCTAAAGTTAGCTTAATGGGGAGTATTGAAAGCCTGATTAATACTATCAATGCCGCAATTTTCGACGGATTTACAACATCTGAAGAAAAGAAAGACGTGGATAATAAATTCACTCTTTTCAATTCTGCCTATGCTGATTTTAATACTGCTGTTGAAGCCGCTAATAAGGCTATACAGGACAAGCTAAAGGATTATTCGGATGAAGCACTGAAACAGGCAATGCAGGCTTTAGAGGATGCTGCGGATGCTGCTAAGGCTGCGCAGGATGCTGCAACATCAGTTGAAGGCTTGCATGACTATGTAGATGGCGCATTTGCGGATGGCATTATAGACGAGGCGGAAGCTAAAGCGATTGAGAAATACTTAAATACAGTCGGAAATACGAAATCTGCTGTTGAAGCTACATATAGCAAACTATATGTGAACGCTTATCTGGAAGGCTCTGCTAAAACAGATTTACTTAATGCCAAGGTTTCTTTGTCAGGTGCAATTGACAATCTTATTGCTGCAATAAATACAGCTATTGCAGATGGACAAACGACTATTGAGGAAAAAAAGAATGTAGATGATAAGTTTACTCTATTCAACTCTGCTTTAGCTAGTTTCAATACAGCCGTTGAAGGAGCAAACAAAGCCATACAAGACAAACTGAAAAGCTATTCAGATGAATGTACAGCTGATCTGAAAGTGCTCAATACTCAAATCTCCGCACAAGTAACTCGAGTTGACAGCCTGACGCAGCGGATAGATACTGCCGGGTGGATAACGACTTCCGACGGTAATAAGATATATGCTTCTAAAGAACTGGAAAACGGTAATACGCTTATATCTTATATCAACCAGGCGGCCGGAGAGACTACGATTCACTCATCTAAAATTAATTTGGAAGGTGCTGTTACAATCACCGCACTGCATAGTGATCTGCAGACAATGATTAACTCCAAGATTGATCGAGACGGATTGGGTAAATTGGCATTTGAGGATGCAGTTGAATATGCAAAACTTGGTACTACCATTGTTGTAGGTGGATATTTGAATACTGACTATATCCGTGTGAAACGTATTGATGCGGACGGCGCAAAGGTTGGAGGATTCACTATTGATAACGGTCGGTTAGTCTGGAAAGCGGGTGATTATTTCGGGGATATTTCCCGCAGTCTGAAATTGGGATATAGTACCACCTCGAAAGAAGGTGTAGTGCATGTTACTTTCAATCCAGCCACGGATGGTAATTTCGGTATTTCCGCTATTGGGGCTGGTTTTGGAGGAAGTGCTGCTATTTATGGTTCTACCAATCTTAAGACTCCTAAATATCCCGATAATTACATTTATGCGGGTTTCTTCGATGGCAACGTAAGGGTACTAGGAGATGTAACGGCAAATGGATTCTTTCCGAGTGATGGCAATGGGAGTTATTGGTCTGTTATTTCAGATAGCACAATTACACTTTTAGATCCTTCTACACGAGGAAAGACTTTGCATATAGTAAAAGGGTTAATCGTTGAAATAAAATAAAAATTATGAAAGTAAATCTAAACAGAAACTTACTCGACTTTAGAGGTCGGGAGTTTGTCGAATTGGTGAATGGTAAGGAAAGTAAGAAATCTCTTCGTGATTTGGTGGCAGAGGCATTATTTGCAGCAGGCTCTAATCCACAGAAGAATATGGAAACTTCCAAGAAATTACGAGCATATAAAATGCTACAACAGATTATTAACAATCGTGGAGTACTTGATATTGAAACGGAAGATGCTGCTCTATTAAAAGAAATTTGTGGAGAGTATCTTACTGCAGGTACATACGGACAAATTTATGATTTAATAGAAGGAGGAAACAAGGAATGAACATCACAGCAACTAACAGTACTGCAACAACTAAGGTTACAGACACTATCAGAGTTAAATACAGAATGTCAACCCGTGGTACCGAAGCGGTGAAAGATATTACTGCCGAGATTGTCAAAGATGAAACGACTGTCGGCTTCTTCAATATTTCTCGAAATGGAGTAACTGGATTCTCGCTACATGAGGATCATGGGCTAACCTCTGGCGAAGTGAAACAAGTATTTCAGACAGCTATTGATGATTGTAGCGAGGTATTAAAATAAAGTATTAATATTTTAGATAAAAATGATATGGATTATTTCAAAAACTTACTTATTGGATTGGTTACCGGCATAGCTGCTTATCTCAATCCTATTTCTGGGGAGATCAAAAGTCTTATTGCTGTATTTGCCCTCAATTTCATTTGCGGGCTACTTACTGCACTCCTTATCAATCATGAGAGTTTTTCTTTTAAAAAGGCTTGGAGGTGTATCGTAGAAGCAACTATTTTCTTTGCCTTGGTTAGCTGCATCTACTTTATTGGTGAACACAAAGGAAATCCGGAAGGTGCGCTACAATGTGTTTCATTTATTACGTATAGCGTTTTCTATTTCTACGGGGTGAACATTCTAAGGAATATCAAAGAAATTCTACCCAACTCTAGCAATGGCCATAAGGTAGTAGCTTTCTTGCACTATGTATTAAGTGTTGAGTTTATAAAGAATATTCCCTATTTAACGAACTATCTACAAAAAGGAGATACCAAATGATTGAAGTATTGGAGTTTATTTTTCAAGATTTTTGGCATTGGCTAGGATCTGTTATTATGATAGCTATCATTTGCAATATCAACTTGATTAAAGTTGGCCCAATAACAAATAAAAAGGAGGATAAGAATGAAAACTATTGATGCAATTATCATCCATTGTTCGGCAACACGTGCCGGACAGGATTTACGAGCCAAAGATATTGACCGGATGCACCGGGCTCGAGGATTCAATCAAATCGGTTATAACTTCATTGTTGATCTTGACGGAATAGTTGAGAATGGGCGACCGTTAGGCATTGATGGAGCACATTGTAATACCAAAGGATTTTCAAAGTCCTCGTATAATAAGCATAGTGTTGGCATCTGTTATATCGGAGGCTTGGACGCATCTGGAAAACCTGCAGATACACGTACTCCAGCTCAAAGGACAGCACTACGCGAATTGGTCGCGAAGCTCTGTAAGGAATACCCTATAATTGAAGTACTCGGACACCGTGATACTTCTCCGGATCTGGACAGCAGCGGAGAGGTAGAGCCAAAAGAATATATTAAGGCGTGCCCCTGCTTCGATGTCAGGAGTGAATTTTCTAATTTTCTTCGTAATACAGTGATCCGGCCATGAAAGCGCTAATCTATATAACCATATTCCTGATGTTGGGAATATGGTTTACCTCCTGCAAGACTTCCCGGAATATGGAAACTCAAAAGCAGGTAGACTATTCCGGTGAATTGAGTCGTATTCAAAGTATAATTGAATCACTACGGCTGGATGTGAATAAGCAGACGAAAATTACTACTGACAAATTGAGTGATCTGAAAATTGAGAATAAAACTGTTTATTTGTCGCTTCCGGATTCGACCGGAAAACAGTATCCAGTCAAAGAAAGTACTACCACCGCTTCCAAACAGGAGCAAGAACGAACAGAAGCTGATGAAATATTATCTATTGCCTTGCAACAGTTCTCTAATAGATTGGGTTCATTGGGAAACAAGATAGATGCTGTACTGAATCAAAAAGAGAAGATAACCGAAATATCTTGGTGGGATCTACATAGAGATAAGGTATATATAAGCACCATTATTATAATCATTGTCAGTTGGCTTGTATATAGAATAAGAAAGAAATAACTTTTAAACCCACAAAAAAATCAACGCATCTATTTACGAAAGCCATAGCATTTTCTTCAGCATTTGATTTGCACCATTGACTAAGGGATCCCTTCTATTTGAAAACATTATTTCATTCAAACTCTCTCTGGCGTATCTTTAAATTACACTAATGATAAAATTACATTTATACTAGAATAATCATTTCATCTCACAAAGGAATATATAAAAATGAGCAGATTGAAGTATTTATCATTAATTCTCATTTATAAAATGTAATGAATTATCTCACTATTTTTTTAATCAAATTATTTTAGTTGAAATAAAAGAATCTCAAAATGTATTGTTTAGTCTAATATAAGTATTATATTTGTCCAAAATCTTGTATATGGGTATAAAAAAGGGCACATATAAATTTAAAAAATTTCTAAAAAATAGAGCTAAATCTTTCGCTAAAAGAAAATCTCATTTTAATGATAGAAAATGCATGAGGTTGATTTCTAAAGCTAAAGGCTTATCTTATATACATAGACCTGGACGTGCATACAAAAAATGCATTCGGAAAAAAGAATATAAAATTTCAATTCCTCAAAATTTCCAATTGTTTGAGAATCGAAGTGAGGTTATTCCTTTTTTATCTGATTTGCTTGAATACAGACTTAATCATCGTGTAAAAACTATTAATTTGGAATTACAGGATATAAAATTTATAGATTCTGGTGCTATTTGTATGTTACTTTGTGTCGTAAATCATTTAGCACTTTATCAAATTAGAGTACAAGGTGATGTGCCATTAGATGAAAAATGTAAAAAAGTATTTATCGAATCAGGATTTTTGAATTATATGAAAAACGAGGATGGGCTACCTTACCAAATAAATTCTCCCAATTTGATTGTAAAAGCTGGGAAAAATACAACTGGTAATAAAAATATATCTATGGCCATAAAGAAGTCTATGGAGTTTCTACTATCCACACCTCGTAGATACCAACCTGCATATACTGTTGCTATGGAGATCTGTTCAAACTCAGTTGAACATGCTTATACTTCTCATGCAAAAAATTGGTTATTAAGTGTTCATCAAAATGATAATAATACTGTCACTTTCACAATGACAGATACTGGTCAAGGAATTCTTAAAACCTTAAAGAAAAAGTTTAAAAGAGAAATCGAAAAGGTTATTCTTAATAAGAATGATTGTGATATTGTATTTAGTGCTTTTCAAAGAAAATACGGTTCTTCCACAGAAGAAATAAACAGAAATAGAGGATTGCCTTGCATTTTGGATAAGTTTAATAATGGATATATTAGTAAATTAAAGGTTATTACAAATAACGTATATTTAGATTTTGAAAATCAAACAAATAATAAAATATTGAACAAACCTTTTCCAGGCGTGTTATTTTCTTGGGTTGTTAACATTGATTGTATTAACAAATTCGATAATTTAAATTAACAAATATATGACAATAAGTATTTTATCTGATTTTAATGAATCACCAGGGCCAAGATACTGTAAACAGGGCAAAGCTTCTGGAGAAGAATTCTATCACAAAATTCTAAATTCTAAATTTGCTGATGCAATAAAAAGCAAGCAAAAGCTTCAATTGAATTTGGATGGTACTGATGGGTATATGTCATCTTTTTGGGATGAAGCTATCGGAAATCTAGTTTTTGACTTTTCAAGTCAAAAAGTAAATGAATATTTGGAAATTATATCTAAGGAGGAGCCTGTTTGGAAAGAACTAATTTTTAAGAGTATTATTCCTGAATGGGAAGAACGAAGGATAAAGAATGATACTCCCAAAAAAACATCGCAAAATGACCATAAAGCCTGGTTTAGATTAGTAAATGGACAACTTGAGCAAAAAATATGGATTTCATCGTCTGTTGTATAATGTCATCGGTTAATTGGGCTGATTGGGTATCAATCATTGTTGATATAATAACAGGTTGTGTAATAGCCTGGATATTAGCTGCTGTTGTACCTAAAAAAATGAATGATGATAGAGCATTAAAAGATTTTTATATAAATGAATTAAAAACTATTAAAGATGAATATAATGATTTATGTAAGGTGATAGCCTTAGGGAAAAGTAATTCCATAATGATAAAAGAGACTTTTAAACAATTGAGTATGAAATTATCTGATATTGAACGTAGTATAAACAAACAACTAAGAACTGATGTTAATGTAAATGCCTTTCTTACAAGGACACAAACTCTAGTAACTGGCACTGAAGAGATTAACAATCAATACGATTCCGACAATATTGTATTTTCACCATCAACAAGAAACCGGATATTTGAATGCCAAGATATATTTAACAAGAATATGATTTCAGCTATTTCTTCTGCCAATAGTGCAAATAGGAGATAACGATTTAAATAATTAGGCGGTTACTTCATTAGCAACCGCTTAATCTCATTTTCTAGTTCTTTTTTCATACCCTAGATATTTTTTATAAACAAGGAAACGCAGAGTTTGCTCACCACAGATACTCGTTTTTAATTATAAATAGTTTTTTCCCAATCATCTAGTACTGTTACATCCCACTTAGGAAGATCCAGGTTAATATAGGTAACAGATTTACCATATACAGAGAAACTCTTCCCGAGAAACTCGCTAATAGCCTCATCTTCTCCTTTCTGCAGGCAGATATTCATAAAGATATGCATTTCATCCCAGTTGGTAGGTCCGATGAATAGAGATTCAATGAGCCTACCTTTAACAGGTACACCGATAACTTGCTCTTTTATCCTATCAACTAATGATACTGCTTCTTCAAATGTCATACTTGTAATTTTAGAGCAAAGATATAAAAAATAGATGCCCTCTCCCCTATCATATAAAAGCTATTTCAATCTGTGGAATTTCAGTATTACAAATTTCAATTCTATTAAGAAAGATATTTTCGTAATTCTTCGATTGCCTGTGATGCACTTCGAACTACCACATACTTATTACGACATGATTCCGCTTGTTTTTGAAACTCTTTCTGTTCTTCTGACTGTTTCCCTACCCTCGTTTTAAACTCTATGCAGAGAGAAGCAAAACCCTTTTTGGGAATAAGTACGATCACATCAGAAACACCAGGCTTTACTCCTTGACGTTTCAGGTTAGCAGCTTCACGTATATGACGGCTTCCACCGTTCGGAACGGCAAATATAAGTTTGTCAGGTATATTAGGGAAATATAGAGGAATAAGTTTAAAAAACTCTGTTTGTATGCAAGCTTCCTCATTATTATGTACTTCTTTTGAACGTGGAGGATTACGCTGATCTGCATAGCAATTATAACACATAAAGTCGGTACCAGTTTTAATAACCGATACCGTTTCTCTTCCACATAAAATGCACTTTTCTTTAGTCATTATTCAAAATAAGCTAAATTGTATTGGTCTTCTACCTACTACTGCTATCGTTCTCTCATGAATTGGGCACTGCGAAGCATAGGGACATCTCCCTGACATAGCAGAAAGATGCGCTCCATGCCATTCATCCCAATCTGTTACATTATTAGCAGAGAGGAAAGTTATCAGTTTCATGCAGCAGAAGCCACGTTCTTTCTCTTGACCTCCTGCAACTTCGAATAATCCATTACTCTGTGGACGTTTCATTCAATTCTATTCTGTTATGAATTAGTGTAAACACCTTCATCACAATTCTCAATGCGTGACTGACATTCACTTACTACCTCTTTTAAAATCTCCGCACACTCTTTATTTGAGTAGTTTTGCAGCAATTCATCGATATGCTGCATTATATCATTTACTTCCATACGCTTTCTTTGCCATTTTATTGATTAACTTTATTGTCTTATCACTCAATTTGCCATTAGCGGTTGTAACGTGCTGAATGGACTTATGCAATTGGATTCTATTCATATCTAAATTGATTTGAACTATGCGGTAAACAAGAATCTACCGCATAGCAGATTTATTATTTATTTCTCGACACTTCCAAAACAGGAAGGTTTGTTTCCGTTGGTATGTATATCACAGTTTTATCATTCAGATTGCTTTGTTGACGTACCCACAAATATTGGATATATGCAGGAGTAATACTTCCATTTTCAATTTTAATCGCTTCGGCAGCACCTTTGGCACGTTCGATTTCAGCTTGGGCATTCAGTTTTTCAGCTTCCAGATTAGCTTTAGCTTCTTCAATCTTTATTTTACGGTTTTGTTCTGCTTTAGCGAATTCAGCCTTTCCAGACATTTCTTGCTGCCAAACGTTATAATAAGGGATGGTAACAAAACATCCCACAACAATTGCGACAAATACGATAGCCGCCAAAATTCCAAGTTTATTCATACTTTCTAATACTGGGTTTTATAAAGCCGCCCAAGGCTTATTAGTTTATTATTATTATATTTGCAAAAAACAAATATATGTCAACAATATATCGTAATAGAACAATCCGCCCTTCAAGTAGACTTGAAACATCTGTATCTTATAAAATCAATACAGAGAAAGTCACGACAAATGATACATTGGTTATTACCATTAACCATGAAAGTGAGAATTTTCATAAAGAATTTTCTTTTTCAGGAGAGAAGGTTGCAAACCGTTCCTCAATACACTTCAGATATATCAATGGAGAAATCATTTGGTCACCAGTTCAGCCTGATTAGATTCATATCTTTGCAGACTTAAATTATTCATCATCATAATCAGTATCAAAGATACGTGCAACCATATCGACGATATTTTCTTCAATATCCTCGGTAGAACCAGTTACAGCATTAGCAATGTTTTTCTTCTCTTGAATTATGCGATAGACCTTTTCGTCAATAGTGCGCCGGCCAAGGAAGTAGTAACAGGTAACAGAGTCTTTTTGCCCGATACGGTGTGCCCGGTCTTCGCACTGACAACAATCAGCATACGTCCAAGGGAATTCAACAAAAGCGACATTACTTGATGCAGTAAGCGTTAAACCAACTCCAGCCGCTTTTATCGAGCAAATGATTATATCCGCTTTTGGATTGTTCTGAAAGGCATCAACCGCTCTTTGCTTCTCATCCTGCGAATCTCTACCGGTAACAGATACGGCAGTGGGAAAGTAACGTTTCAGTTGATCTACAACTTCATGAAGCGAACAAAAGAGAATTATCTTCTTTCCATTCTCTCGGAAGTCTTTCACAAATTCAATAACATCGCGTACTTTTCCACGTGCGGAGATCTGCCGTAGAATATTGATACGTACCATGACTTCCCCTCGCAGAGCCTTTTCAATCTTTTCATCGTCGGCATCCTTATATTTCTGTAGATACATAATAAGATCACGCTCTGCATCCATATACTCCTTACGATTAGTAATTTCACATGTATTTACCTGGCGTATCTTATCTGGAAGATCTGTAAGGACGAGAGACTTTTCACGACGAAACATACAATATTTCCATAAATTGAAGTTCAATTCTTTCAAATTCGATGCTTCTCTTTGTCCGGAGCAGTACCGGTTAACAAATGGTTTGTAGCCACCGAAATCATCCATACGGTTTAGAATTGCCAGCTGTGGAATCAAATCTTTAGGCCGATTTACTACCGGTGTTCCTGTAAGCTCTATCACCCATTCTTTACCTGTACAAATACCCTTGCAAAACTTTGCCTGTTGAGTAGATGCAGACTTACAGCGATGGCTTTCATCAATGATAACAGACTTGAATAAATTGATTGAGTTTCTAAATTCCACATCGCGCAGCGTCCAGCCTTCGGCTTTCTTTATGCGTTGTACGAAGTATTTCTTTAGTGATTCATAGTTTACGATAAAGACTTGATGCATTCCTGTTTGATAAAAGAAGGTCCATGTATCACGTACTTTATCTGTGAGTACCATTGCTTTTTTATCCGTAAACTTCTCCCATTCCCGTTGCCAGTTGATTTTCAATGATGATGGGCAAATGACAAGACAGGGAAAAGCGTTCGCTAGATTGATGGTAGCAATACTTTGTAATGTCTTTCCGAGTCCTGGTTCATCGCAGTTCATGAAGCGCTTTAGCTCCAATCCCCGGGCAATACCTTTGAGTTGATAGGGATAAGGCTGAATTTTTAAGCTATGCGGAATTGTTAGATCTGGAAGTTCCGGAACATCATAAGCAATATCTTCCTCTTTCTTTGTAGTTCCGCTCACCCAATTTATATTTTCAAACTGCTGTATCTGATAAATCATTCTTTCAAGATCAACTCTACTCCGTGTAGGTACTATCCAAACTTTTCTAGCACCGTCAAAACGTCTTCCGGGAATCTGCCGAACCCGTTCTATAATAGAAGTCTTATAGTTGAATGATAATTCGAAATTATCTCCTTTTAATTCAATATTCATGATTTAGAGTGTTGTTTAATGGGGGAGATTAATCCCCCAAGAGTGATTTATGCGGTTGCGTCAAGAGGTGCGGGAGTTTCTAAGCGCTTCTTGCGCCCCCTCCCTTTCGGCTTTTCTTCTTCAATTACAACGGCTTCTTCCGGTTCATCTGTTTCGAAATCCAGTCGTTCCTGTCTGACTCCCCATTTTTCTTCAAACAGATAACTTTCAACTTCCGCATCACAAGCGGCAGCGTCAATACTTAATTCCTCATAGTAAGGGTATTGTTCATCAAGAAGAGGGACGAAGATTTTTAGATCAACAACTTTACCGGACTGAAGAAGTTTAGACCCCATGATAGTAATTCCAGAAACACCATCGACGCTGTCATTTGCATAACCTGTAATGATATAATTTTCTAGTGTCTCTGCATAGCCCGGAGAAGAAAAGCTATCCTTGTTGATATTAGAAGCCTCTGGCTGTTCACACAATACGACGAGATGCAATCTAAGCCGAATAAACGCCTCCCTTAAATCGCTGTGAATGATCTGATCGCAGCTCTTGTTAATTACATTCGTGTAGTTTGCTTCAGAGAAGCGTTCATTATACACAACATTCAGCCGGTCTTTCTTAACGACCGCCTTTTTAATCTCATTTTTTGCTTGTTCCATAATCTTCTTTGGTTGATAAAGTGATAATACTAAATGTTGATACAACTCCCATGACGGCAGCCGTAGTTATTTCTCTTGATGTTGCATCTTCTCTTTGAGAAAAAGATAATGCTATAAACAGGCCGACAACGGCCAGTCCGATTGTAATTTTTCTTAAAATTTTCATGATAATTACTTTTTGTTGTTATGCATTCCGGCCATTTTCATTTCCTCTTTTGCTTTACTTATCACAGTTACACACCATGATAATTGATGTGTTGCTGTCCGGTTACAACGTTCGCACCAATCGACGAGATATCGCTCCTCCCGGCATAAAGAACTAATTAGGGCATTTATCGCCGTTGCTGTCGCTTTCGCATTTTTAGCTGTATCGACGAGTGTTTGCATGACCTCGGACTTCATTGTCTCATTAAGCCAGTATTTCGAGTCTGCAAGCAGTTTGCCGGAGCGAGCAACATATACAGCCAGGTCATTGCCACGCTGTACGGCTTCTTCAGCATTTTCGCTCATTGTGATATTGAGAAAAGAATCAATATTTTGTAATTCAGCCAAAATTTGTTCTTTTGGAGTGATTAGTAAGTTCATATTGTTTTCACTTAAAATATATTTAAACCATTAGTTGCCACCATTTAAAAGCAAGGTCCTCGTATTTCTCTTTCCCCTTGATATACGTAGGGTGGTTACGGTCGGTGATAAAATGCTTGAAGATTTTACAGTTCTTTTTTGAGATTGCGTAGATGAAATCTCTATTGCTCCCTGCAATATCCATATACCAGGCACGGGAACGGTCCCAGTCGAAAAAGTCGATAGCTTCATCAAATTGCGCCTGTGACTCTGCAAAAGTCGTTTTTAAATCACCTCCAAAATTGTAAGCAGACAACCACCAATCCCATTTACATCGTGTATCAAGATGGTAGGCAAAATTTCCATAATAGAACTCCTGCTGCTTATTTACCATGAACTTCTGTGTATCAGATTGCGCCAACACGACAGCCAGGAATTGATCTTTCTCCGCCTCTTTCCGGAGCGCCTTACGCATTTCAAGCCCTAGCTCAAATTCTTCTGTCGTATACAAGTAATCGTCTACCATCAGCTTGTCATACCGGACACGGTCATTCTCTGTGATAAGAGCATCTACGAGAGTACCGAACTTGAAAGCCTTTTCTTTATCCCCGTATTGAACACGGGGATAAAGATAGTTTTTAAGCTCTGTCAGATCTGAATTACTGACTTCCGAACGTGAATAGTATGAATCGGGATTTGACATAACTATTTAGCTTTCACATCTGCTTCGTAGCTGATGAATTGTGATTCAATATGTGTCTGATCTTTACTGTTTGCTTTCTTCTCGCAGTATGTAGTCATCTTTTTAAAGATCTTCTCTAACTCATCAAAAGGAAGAGTCTGCCCCTCGCCTATCCACCACATCTGAAATATTTCCAGGTATCCTTGCTGATGAAGAACAACAATCTTTTCTTTTACCTTAGCGTTTGTCGGTGGAGGTGCAACAGATGCAGCAGCACCAGCAAAAAGATTACCGATTGAGCTTTGTTGCGTTTTCATTGCAACCTCCTGCCTATCTGCTTCTTCCTTTCTCTTTAACTCTTGTAATTGTTTGGCTGCCTCTTCTGCTTCTCGTTGTTTGCGCAATTCTTCTGCTTTTGCGGCTTCTTCTGCATTTGCCAAGCGAAGCTGTTCCAGTTCAGCCAACTCTTTACGCTTAGACGGAATACGGTCGATAAGATCTTGTTTAACACTTGAAATTTTAGCCTTATACTGTTGAGCATATTGCTCATATTTACCCAGCAATGTATTTTTGCGAATCTCTGCTTTTATCTCCTTATTGATATAATAGGTAGCATATTCAGCAGTGAATTTATCAAAATGAGCTTTCGGGTAATCAGTTTGGAAAACAGTTATACCGATTACTTCTCTATCAAAGTTTACATAAGTCAATCCCGAAAAAATATTCTGCAGCTCGGTTACCTTAGAAGATAGATATGAACTGAAATAAGAAAGAAGTCCATTTTCTATTGCTTGTTGATAGCTTACCTTTTCATTATTGATTAATACTCTTTGCTCGGCTTCTTTCTTTCTCTTCTGCTCTTCTTCATATTTGAACTTAGCATACTCATTGCGCTTTGCTACAAGCTTTCCGGGGATTGTAGAAGAATCCTTAGGATCAATTTCTTTTTCTTGTGAAGTAAAGAAAGAACGAACTTTGTCGAATATCTGCGTGATGGGCTTGCGACGTTCGTCCATATTCTTGAGAGTAGTATTTACTTTTTTCAAGAAGTCAGCTGCAGCCTGATCTATCGTTTCATTCATACCTTCTCCCTCGATTGTATCAAGGAGAGCCTGCCCTGCTTCATTACATTTTTTTACGGAGAGAGTATTCCTTCCCATAATTTCGGGAAATGATGAAAAAATGTTTTTTACTTCGTCTATTTTGATTAATTCTGTTGGCATAATTATTTTCTTAAATTGGTTAATAAATACTTAGAAGCCTCCGTTTTCATCATCCTCGGATACTGCTACTTGCACAGGTTCCGGGGCTTCTAGTTGCTTTTCTTCTCCGAAAGGAATCTTGGTATCATCTACGGAGGGTGCGGATTGAATAGGCTCATTTACCTTTTCTTCATCTACTAGCCCGTAATCAATAACAGGTTCTTCCTGTTGTGTCTCCATAGATGTATAATTGCCCGTTCGCACTTTTGGATATGCATCAAAAGCATGTTTAATCATTTTGTTTTCAAGGAATCCGGTATCAATAAATCCACCGTTAGAGGTATACAGGGAGTTTGCAGTTCCCTTGTTTTGCTTTGCAGAAAAGGTTGATAGACGCTTCCAATCAGATTCCATCATCCAAGAATAATCAACTGACCCATCATTGCGTACAATGCGGATAAATACGGCAACCGGCTTATCTGATTTTCTCGGGAAAGCTCCTTCGTACTCTATAGATTTAGCACCATTTACTCCGATAATAGGGCGGAATTTGTCACCTTCAAATACTACTACAGGATTATCTACATAGCGGACCTGTCCGGCGCGTTGTCGCATATATACTTCACCGTAGGCAGAAACAGTAAGTCCTGCTCGCTTTTCCCACATATCACCGCTAGGAGTCTTTACCTTAACGTTACGGGGAATTAAATAACACTGTGGCCTGCCTGATTGGTCAAGTGAAAGACCATTCACCGCCATATCAAGAAAACAACCAAAGAGGGACAGTTTTGTACATTCCTGTAAAGCTGGCGTTTCAGTCAATAATTTATTGAAATGAAACTTCTCGCGGTTATAAATCTGTTCACCCATTTCTGTGCCCCAAATAGCGTTATACATGCCGACAAACTTCTGTTCAACTTTCTCATTTTCGACAATTTTCGTTGCTGGAAGTGCGTTAAGCTCCTCCACTTTGATTTGAATACTATTACTCATAATTATTTAATTATTAATGATTTAATCTCCTTGATATACTCCACGCCTATACTCTTCCATTAGGAGTATATCTTCAGCCGTAGGTTCTTTTCTGATATCTGTTTTTGATGAACTACATTTGATGGGAGAAGGACTGTAATTTTTAATAGCGCTTTCTCTTTCATCCAACTGCTTTCCTATCTTATCCTGTAATTCCTTTAATAAGGAAGATCCTTGTTTAACTTGTGTCATACAGCTGTCTGCATTAATTGTTTGATGATATTGTCCGGAACTTTATTATGCAAATCCATCATTGCGCTAGCTGTTTCCAGTTCTGACCGCTTCACATAATATTTTCCTCTTTCCTTATTATTTGCCGGATAAAACTTAATCCAGGCTTTTTCGCGCCATTCTGTAATCAGGCGTTTTCCGTATATATCTTCCGCTTGTGATATAGTTACTACTTCGGGAAGTAGCCCTAACATCGTCAACGTTTGAACAGTTCCGATCTTAATACATCGTGCGACCATCATTTCGAAGCAATTTTCCATAATCTCTAATTAGGCTGTTTCTTTGTTTTACTTTTGAATGGTGTTGAGCTTTTAATTACTGAAACACATCTGCATCTCTATGCTATGCTGCCTGATTAATATTGATTAGAGTTCATATACTTCTTCAATCCTATTTCTTCGTATTCTTGCCCGCCGACTCCGGTTAAGGTCGTTGTTGCAGTCAAATGCAATTTGAAAGGCAATAATTCCAAGAAATGAAAGAGCGATTAATGATTTCTGTAATTGCTTGAAGTCTATATTTAGAGCAAAAACTCTATTTATCCACCAAGCACCAAGTTCGTTTAATTTGCTGGTCCCCGTCTTTTTGTAGGCCTTATCTAACAGGACATTTACCGTTCCGTAGGCAGTACCTAATCTGTCTGCAATCTCCTTCTTTGCCAAGCCACAAGCAGCCAGTCCCGCTATTTGATTTTCCCGCTTGGTTAGAGCAGAATCAGCTTGCAGTTCCATGATGCAAAGTCTCTAGTTCGGCTGCCGCTCTGGAGATTCCTTTGGTGACTTCCAAAGCTTCATTAGCCATTCTTACAGCGACATTCAATACTTTAGCTTTGTAGGTTGAACGAGCGGAAGCAGGTTTGTTGTTGAGGATATTGTGCACTGTACCCTGTGAGCATCCTACTTCCTTCGCAATCTGCTTTTCGTATCCGTAAGGCAGATTAGCTTTGATAGTTTCTAATTGATTTTCCATATACATTATTATATTATAGTAATTAGTTCCCTGGAAAGCGACCAAGCCTGCCAAGGACAACGTATCGCTGTTGCGCAGATGATTAAAGATTCATTCTATCTCGTAACCTCTTTCAGATTCTCCATTACCGGAAGGCGCATTCTCAAAGGGTTTGCATCGAAAACTAAACCTGCATGCTTTATTATTTTAGTCTTTAACTTCTTCGCAAGTTTCTCCGAGCCAAGCGACACATTCTGTTGTACCTCTAGTAAAGTCTACTGCCTTATTTTTAGGATTGAATTTACCCTCAACTATATCTCCTTCTTTTACTCCTGCTTCCTTTTTTAGCTCCCATAGAAGCCATTCGTTACCAGTTGAACCGATTACATTCTTGATTCTCACTTTCATGACTTAATCCTCCATTTCTTTATTATCTTTATCTTCTACTTGCAAGGCTTCAAGCATTTCGTCATCAAGTTTAGAAAGATCGAGTCTTACTTCTTCACCGGAGTGGTAACTTGAAACTACTAGAATACAGGAATATCCGTTCTCATTGTATTCGAAATCGAAACGTTTACTTCCGCCTAGGATGCGCATTACTTCATTTAGATTCTTCATATCTTGTCTTTTTTAGAGTAAATAATCTATTTTGTTAACTTTGTTGCCCTTTTATTTTGGCGTTATCAATGTTTTGCGTTAACTTTATAGTGCAAATGTAATTAAAAACATTACACTGTAATTAAAAACAAGACAAAATGTGTAATCTATTAAGATAATTTAATAATATTCGTATGCATATAGGTAACAAAATCAAAGAAGAAGTCGCTAAAAGAAATATAAGTGTAACAGACTTTGCAAAGTTGATAAACAAAAGCAGACCTTATACTTATTCAATATTTGAAAAAGAAAATATTGATACAGAACTACTTATACACATTTCATCTGTTTTAAATTTATCACCTGCATCATTCTTCGAAGATATAACACCTAGTGTAATGCAAAATGGTACAAAGAATATTTTAGTTGGTAGAGATAATAACGGTAATATATCAACTAATGAATGCCAAGATAAACTTGAAGATGCTATGATAGAAATAAAGCATTTGAAAGCTGTTATCGAAGGCAAGGATAAGCTTCTCGAGGAAAAAGAACGATTAATTAATGTACTAATGAATAAATAACATGGAAGACTTACTGATATTGATAGCAGTCATTTCAATAATATTCGGAATATTGCAAATAATTCTCTTTTGTAAGATTTGGGGTATGACCAATGATATTAGAGATTTGAGGAGTGAATTTATAGGAGGGACAGACCAGTGGACGCTAAGAAAAGCAATCCTTAAAGGAGATAAAAATAGAATTGCAGAATTATTATTTAATGACATGTTTTATAGAATCAAGAAGTATTATAACGATTCTATTCCAGATCCTGATGGTTGTAAAAAGAAAGCTCTTGAAGAGCAAATCTCATCTCTAAAAAAAGAATATAAGAAAAAGTATATAAAATATGGTATTGAATTTCCTGAAGCTATTGACAAGATAGAGAAGCAGGAAGATATTGAGAATTTGTAAGAACAATCCGATTAATATACTAAGAATAAGCGACTAACAAACAAAAAATCAATAAATCATGGAAGACATAATTACATTTACAGGTGTAGTAATGATTGTATTCGGAATACTACAAATCATTCTTTTCTTTAAGATTTGGGGGATGACCAATAACGTTAGCAAAATTAAGGGCAAATTAGAAGAAAATCTAAACGATGATGCCATATTACTAAAAGCTCAATTATTTGCTTTAGACGGCGACAAACAGCAGTCTTTCAATCTTTATAAAGAGTCATTTCATAAAAGTATAATTGAATTATTCAATAAAACAATATCCGAGTTCGGGGACAAAGACAACTTAGATTATAAAGAAAGGAATGAATATTATAAATCCGAATACAAGAAAGTTGTAAAATACTATATAAAAAGAGTAGAGAAATTAGGCATAAAGCTTGATACTGAAAAATTTGATTCATACGAAAAAATACATTCACTTATATGTGAATCAATATAAAAACAAAATAAAAGCTAATTATGGAAGCACTTGGAATTATAGGTCTTGTATATCTATTGGCTGGAATCATCCAGTTGGTTATTCTTATTGTTTTGATTGTGAAGTTCCTCCAGCTTGCAGCTGATGTAAAGCAACTGAAAAACTTATATACTGAAAGGAGTCGTGAATTGTCTTCAAGCATTGATAAACTTTCTTCTGCAATAAAGGAGCAAAGTAACTCAAAGGATAACGATAAGCCCCATGTTGCCAAGGATGAAAATATTGTAGCAGAACTGAAAAAAGAACCCAATAAGCCATATAACGAGGCTCCTGCAAAAGAGGTGCCGACAGTGGATGAAAACAGCAATGACTTCAAACAACATTTACGCAAATGGAAGATTCTTAAAAACAAAGGATATACAGACCAAGCTGTCAGAGAATACATGGAGTACACTAAGCGGGACATGAGTTATGCTGTAGACTTCATCAACTCTATATAAGATGAATTTAGAAGTCTAGCAGATTGATTGTGTAACTAAAAAAAGATTT